GTCAATCTAGGTAAGAAGATGGACTTGTGTGAAACCTGCAAGAAACCAGTGATTGGAGTCTGCGCCTGCAAAGGTCGACAAGATAAACCGATTATTGGCAAGGATGCAGATACTCAGAAGTTTTTCCACAAAATGGAGAAAGCTGTTGAAGAAAGACGCAATGCCACTACCGAGAAGAAGAAAGTTGTGAAACGTTTGCAAGGTCAGCTATATCTTGAAGAAGGAAATGGCTTGACTATCACGTACAAATATATTCATTTCGGTCTTGACGGTCGTCCATTTTTCACAACAAAAACTGAGAATAGTACCGTTGCACCATATACTAAAGTGCACGAATACGAGTCCCCCCCTAACGCTAAGCCTATCCCACTTCACCACAGGATTTTCAATGCTGATGATGATGAATCTTCCGATAGCGACAGTGATGAAAGCAACGACATGGAGCCCGAGTTGGGTCATATTTTTGCTTGGGCCATGTACCCCGTCTATGTCCGCTACAAGAAAATGTGGGATCAATTTTGGATTGGAGCTGAGAACTGGACTACCCAGATTGTCCTAGATCAATTGCAATGGTTGGAAACTTCACCATTTGCGGTTTGGACGAACTGGTTGCCTGACCATTGGATCAAGGCTCCTTGGATGAAACAGTTTATCTTGCTGGTACATAAAGGACAAATTGAGCGAAGAATTAGACAATCTGCCATTTGGCATTCTGTCTTTATCATTGCTTATATTGTACTTTTGTCTTACACTTGGTTTGCTCGTGTTTGTCCAGAAGTCCATATTCCGCTTAGGTGGTGGGTTTTCTTCCGACACTGTATTGAATGTAACACCGATTATTACTACTTTGACTTGTGGGATTGCTCGGTTCAAAGCATTTCAGTACGCACCAACTTGGTCATCTTTTTGTTTTCGTGTCTACTATTGCTCCATCTTTTGGCATTGGCTTCATTGACAAATTACCACAAGAGGAGATTGTATGACATATTACATAGAGATAATTCCAGGATGCCTGATTTCTTTAGATACTATCGTGATCATCATGCCAAATGGTTGATTGGTACGAGTGTCTTGATTTTAGGCGTCTATGGTTTGGTGCAAGTGTGGAGAGCTTCACGGATAGTCTTTTCTGCGATGGATACAGAGCCAGAGGGCAATCTTGCCCCTAGTTCTGATGAGGACATTAAGGAGAGAGATTCCGAGGTAAATCCTTGGGCTTCCGTTAAAGTTTCTGCCATGCCGTGTTCGGAGAAATCCAAAACCATCACCCCAGACCAACTTGAAGAACGTGTATTTTCCAATTTGTGCTATATGGATTTTGTCGATTTGAAGACGGGTAAGAAGCATCATTGTGACGCATTTTTCCCTAAATCTAATGTTGCCATTATTCCTCAGCACTCTTGGGTGCACACAGATCTTAAAGCGAATTTCATTCGACATAATCCACAATTTATTGGGGGTAATTTCGAGTGTTACTTGTATAAGAAGCATAGTGTGCACATTGAAGGTACAGATCTTTCATTGGTTTGGATTCCGAATGGTGGAGATTGGAAAGACCTCACGGACTATTTGCCTACTGGTGCATATGGACGTGTTCCTGCACGTCTTGTGTACAAGGATAAGGAAGGTGGTAGACGCGTTTCTCGTTTTGCTACGAATGTCGCTCCCAC